GTGCGCAGGCCCTTACAGAGACCTTGCAGAGCCTTTCAGTGCAGGAGCAGGCCCGTATCGATACGGGATTCCCAAAATTGGATAGCATTTTGAAGGGGTTCGAGGGGGGACAGCTCATCATCGTCGGTGCTCGCCCAGGGGTCGGCAAGTCTGCTTTTCTGCTCGACCTTGCAGAAAGTGCAGCTCGAGCCGGAAACGAGACGCTTTTCGTCTCGCTGGAAATGAATGCTTCCGAGTTGACCGAGCGCTTGCTTGTGCGCCGCAGTATGGCGACGATGGATGAACTGATTGACCGCGATTTGACTGATGAGCTATGGGACGATATCGCGGCGGCGTCTAACCGCCTTGAACGTCTTCCTCTTCATTTTTGGGACAGGCCCGCGGCAACAGTGAGTAAAGTTCGAGGTGCAGCGGCGACCATTCAAAACCTGCGATTGATCGTCATCCACTATCTCCGCCTGATGCAGGCCGAGCGCCGTGCGGACAGCCGAAATCTTGAGCTCGGACAGATCAGCCGCGACTTAAAAAACCTTGCTTCCGAGCTGCAAATCCCCATCGTTGCGGCGGCACAACTTAACCGTGGTGTCAACGATACCGAGCGCCCGACCCTGCTTTCTTTGCGCGATAGCGGAGAGTTGGAGCAGAACGGCTCAAAAGTATTGTTCCTCTGGAAGATCGATGAGTTCGGGACAGTTGGGGTGTCCGTTGCGAAAAACCGCCGCGGTCGTCAAGGCGTTGTGCAGATGAACTTTGACGGCGCACATCAAAAATTCACCGAGCTTTCGGAGCCGTACCGCGAGCCAGAGAAAAAACGCCGGGGCGGATTTTTGGAGGGTGGCACATGAATATCTGAGGAGAGAAGAAAGAAAAGATGGTCAAAATTCAAATTTTATGGCGGAGGATTTATGACTATCTTGGAAGCGTACAGCATTCTAAAATCAACCAAACCCGCGCGCTGTGAGCGTGAGCGCTATCGCCAGCGTGACGAAATACAGCACCGTGTAATTCCGCTTTTGCCTGCTGATGATCGAGATAAGTTTGAGCGGGCAATGAACCGTCATTTTCGATTATAAAAAAAGCTCTCCCCAAATAGGGAGAGCGGCTCTTGCGGTGAATCCGATTTGTCGATTCTGATTTTACCACAGGAGGAGCGGATATGCAAGCAAAACCACTTGCCACAAATCTTGGCGAACAGGCAAACAAAATTGCAGTGTCAGTGCAGTCCGGTGACGGTGATGTATTGGCCTTGTGGGGGATGTGCCGCCGATATGCTATGCAGCAGGCTACACGGTGGCTCAGAGCGTTTGAGAGCAGCGGCGGTGTCGAATTAGACGACCTTGAACAAAGTGCGTTTATCGGGCTTCTAAAAGCCGTGCAGACATGGAAGCCGGAAAGCGGTGCATTCTCCACTTGGTACACCATCCAGCTAAAGGCGGTATTTGTAGAGGTTTACGGGATGAGGACGAAACGAACGCGCGAAGACCCGCTCAATAAATATCATTTATCGCTCGATACGCCACTGGATGAGAACGAAGACGGCAGCTTTACTATCGCCGATATTTTACCGGATGAAAGAGCAGAGGCAGAATTTGAGGACATCGAACAACGAGACTTTCAACAGGCTGTGCAAGCGGCACTTGCACAACTGCCAAATGCACAGCGCGAGGCCATCATCGGTGAATTCTGGTTCGGGCGAAAGCCTGATGCAAAGGCGCGGCGGGAAGCAATACGAGCCCTGCGGCACCCGCGTATCCGCAAACCGCTGATGGAGTATTACTAATAAAAAACACTGAAACGTCAGATAAAGCAGAGCCGGAAAGGGGGCTTTTCAAACTTTGTCAAAGAAAATTCGAGATGAGACCATTATTGACGCGCTTTTGATCTCCGCGACAGTGCGGAGCGCGGCGGCAAAGCTCGAGATCAACGAGCAGACGATCTATCGCCGAAAACGAGACCCTGAGTTTATGCAGAAGTATAACGAGGCACGGCGCGAGCGAACCGAAGCGGCGCGTAACGTATTGCAGGAGCGGGCACATGCTGCTGCGGATACGCTGGCAACGATCATGCAGGATGCAGACGCGCCCGCACAGACCCGCGTAAGCGCCGCAGCAGAGATTTTACGACAGAACGTGAAATATACGGAGATCACAGACATCATGCAGCAGCTTGACGAGCTTGAAGCATGGCGAAGGGAGCAGGAAAACCGATGAGGAAGAATTATGACATTCGCCTTGCGGCGCTGCGGGAATATCTCAAATCGCTGTCAGCCGATGAAACTACTTTTATTGTCGAGGGCGGCGCAGAGTATCACACAAAAGAAGATCCTTTTAACTACCTGATGCAGCACGGCGCAGTTACTCACGACGGGCGGCGCATTGTCCTTTATCCGCACCCAGTAGAGGGCATAGACGGGCTTAGCTTGAGCCTTTACCAGCTTATTGACGAAGCCATTGAGCGCGGCAAGCTGGAATTGCCGGAATTGGAGAGTGACGAACTATGAACAGCAGTATTAAAGCCCGCCTTGCCTCTTTACAGGCGATTGCAGCGCAGAAGCAAGAGGGCGTAGCTATTATGACCCTGCTTGAAAATGGCGCGTGGGCGGCTTGCAGAGCGCCGCAAAGCCCCGCAAAGGTATTTCAGACGCAGGAGGCAGCACGAGATTATTTATCAGACTGCGAAAGCGTTATCATCATCGACCTTTAAGAAAATCAGCGCAACAGCGCATAAAACAGAAAGGAATTTTGATATGAATTTTGAAGCCAACATTGAAACCGCTGATAGCGTAAAGGAAAAGGTCAAGGCCGCTTTCGGCTTTGATCTGAGAAGTGCCCTTGACCTTGTGAAACGCAGCGACTATGACACGGACGAGCAGTATTTGGACGCTTGCGCCCGCGCCGAGTTGGAACGCAGCAGCCCCGAATACAGAGCAGCCAGAAGCCGCCTTAAAGCTGAATACCATGCACGGCAAGAGGAACAGGAGCGCAAGGCACAGAGCGAAAACTATAAAGCAATCCGCAGCAGCGTGAGCCTTGACAGCGTAGACAAGCACAATATCGATGAAGAAGCCGCCGCACTTGCCCGCCGCGATCTTTCCGCAAATCGTATTGCCGCGTCCGATCTGGGCGCGACCATTGAGAAGTACGCGGCAGAGCTGACGGAAAAAGCAAAGGACAGTAAGGCCAGCAGCGCTCTTTTCAATGCTATGCTGCGCGGTCAACTGTAAGGAAAGGAGAACACACCATGAGCCAGTTTAACATTTACGCCCGAAAGCTCGATACAGCTTTCAAAGAAGCCCGCAGCGAATACAACACCGCTTTCCGCGCACTCCAAGAGGCGCAGCAGGCCAGCCGTGACGCTAACGCATGGAAGCCCGGAGACAGCGCCGAGGAAAAGCAGGTTAGAACAACCCGCGCAGCGCTAAAGCTGCATGACGCAGAAGCCACTTTTAACGAGGTGAGCGCCCGCGTTTGGGACAACTTCAAGGCCACGCGCCGCACGATCCGCGCAGAGCTGGAACAGGCAGTACGCGCCGCCAATATTGCAAACCCCGACGCAATCGACAATAACGCCCTTGAGCTGATGAAAACCGGCGTTCTTTCCCCGGCTGATTACTCCGCGTTCATGGAGCGATTCGACAGCAACCACACCATGTTAAAGTTAGTTGGTCACTACGCAGCCGAAGCCGCAAAGACTACGGACAGCCGCCGAGAGGCCGCAGCCCTTAACGCTATCGCTCTTGACTGCCAGAGCGGGGAGGGCGCAGTCATGCGGGCATGGGACAGCATTTCGGCAATTTCTGACAGTTGCGGCGACGGGGACGGCTACCGGCGCAAATCGCCCGGTGTAATTGTCAGCATGAGCGAAAAATGGGACGATCTCGCGGGCGAGGCCGTGGAGAACTTCTGATTTTCGATAAGCGGCAGAGATCAACATTCTGAATACGAAGCTTCCTGAAAACAAATTTAAGGAGAGATAAATATGGAACTTAGTTTTGCGAACGGTGTGCAGGAATACACCGTGCACGGCGTTAAGGGCGATGTGATCATTCGATTCAACCCGACTGACGGCGCATTTATCCAGCGTCTTTACAACGCGTTTGACACACTGGACAAGAAGCAGGAGAAATACGCAGATGAGGTGCAGAAGTGCGGCGACCGCGTTGAGATTTTCAACATTGCCGACCGCCGCGACAAGGAGATGCGCGAGATTATCGACGGCCTTTTTGAAGAGCCGGTGTGTGACAGCATCTTTGGCAGCATGAACCTCTACGCGATGGCGGACGGCCTGCATGTGTGGACAAATTTCCTGCTTGCGCTGATGGATGAGACGGACAGCGCCTTTGCTCGTGAGCAGAAAGCCACGAATCCGCGCATTCAGAAGTACACGGCAAAGTATCGCCGATGAATTGGGGCTTGCCTGCCTCCGTCGAGATCGGCGGAGTGAGTTATGAGATACGCACAGATTTTCGCGTAATTCTCGATATCTTCGTAATGCTGAGTGATCCTGATTTGAGCGGCACTGACCGCGCAGAGGGCATCTTGCAGATGTTCTATGTCTCGCCTGAGGATATCCCGCCGCAGCATTTGCAGGAAGCTGTAGACCGTTTTACATGGTTCCAGAACGGCGGCAAAGAGCAGGATAAGAAGAAATCGCCGAAGTTGGTCGATTGGGAGCAGGATTATCCTTTGATTCTCCCTCCCATCAACCGAGTATTCGGACAAGATATCCTCGGAATCCCTTATGATGCGGAGACCAACACCGGGGGCGTCCATTGGTGGACGTTCCTCGGTGCGTATAACGATCTCGGGGACTGCACCTTTGCTCAGGTCGTGCGCATCAGAGACAAAAAAGCACGAGGAAAGACGCTCGAAAAGGACGAACGCGAATGGTATCGCCGCAACAGCGACCTCGTGAACATAAAAAATAAGCTCAGCCAGGAAGAAGAGACCACCATTTCGACTTGGTTGAAATTGGGGAAGGAGTGATTAAATGGCAAATGCTGACGGCAGCGTGATCTTCTCGTGCGACTTGGATTCGACCAAAGCACAGAAGAAACTGAGCAAGCTGCGTGACGAGATATCCGAACTGAACAGCAAGCTTGAAAAGGAAACGGGCAATAAGCTGAACCTTGAAAAGCAGCTCGACGCCGCATCTCAGGCAGCGAAAGCTACTGAGGAACGCGTGAAGATGCTGCGAAAGGAAGTCGAACGGCTGAATGATCGCGAGTGGATCCAAAAGCAGGGCTTTACACAGAACGAGTATCAGACGCAAGTGCTCGACCGCCGCGCCGCTGCGGAGGCGGAGCTCAAACAGCAGGAAGCGCTTTTGCACACGCAGACGAAGGAGGTCAAAACGCTTTCGGCTGCTTACGAAGAGACGACCGCCAACATCGACAGCATGACGGTAAAGCTCGACAAAGCAAAGGTCGCTGCCGGTGAGTTGATCGCTAATACGGAGCAGGAACGCAGGGAGCGCGAGGCGGAGAATTCCGCGCTTGCCAAAGCGGGCCAGTATGCCGCGCGTTTCAGAGATCAGGTCAAGAGTTTAGCGCGCTCTATGCTTGTATTCTCAGTCATCACGGCGGCGCTCATGGCGCTGCGCAAGCAGATCAAGGCGGCTATTGCGACCAGCGCAGAGGCATCCGACGCTTTTGCCCGCCTCAAAGGTGCGCTGCTGACGCTGGCCGCGCCTTTGATGGACGTACTCATTCCGGCGCTGACGTGGCTAATGAATCTGCTTGCGGCCATTGTGTCGGAGATCGTGACGATCATTTCGATTCTGAGCGGTAAGTCAAAGAAGAGCATGGAGGCATCGGGCAAAAACCTCTACAAAGAAGCTGCCGCCATTGACGCGACCGGCAAGGCGGCAAAGGAAGCGACAGACGCGCTCGCGGCGTTCGATGAGATCAACAAACTCAGCACGACAACGTCCGTTGGCGGCGGTGGCGGCGGAGCATCCGCCATTGCGCCGGACTTTGATTTTGACGAAGGCCCCATGATGGAAAAGCTCGACAAGGTGTTCCAGAAGATCAATGATATCTTTAAAACCATCCGCGCAGGGATTGAGATCGTCGTGGATGACCTAAAATGGAGCTTTGACAAGAAAGTTATCCCCAAGAGCAAGGCAACATGGCTGACCGTTTTAACGGCGCTGCTCGGTGCAACACTCGGCGCGGCGTTCGGCGGCATCACGGGCGGCGTCATCGGTTTATCCCTCGGTGTGCTGCTGGGGCTGTACCTTGTGGGCCTTGACCCCGAAACATGGAAAACGGAGATGGACGCAGAGGATGCGTGGATCGTGGTCATCACGGCTTTGCTCGGTGCGCTGCTCGGCAGTGTGTTTCTTGGCATCACCGGCGGCGTGGCCGGTTTCAGCCTGGGTGCGATTCTCGGCCTCTATCTCACCGGCTTTGCAGAGGGGGACGAGGAACACGGCGGCAAATCACAGCTTCTTTCTGAGTTGATTGTCGTGCTGTGCGCGCTGCTTGGTGCAGTCATCGGCTCTATCGTGACGCCGGGCGTCGGTACAGTCGTCGGCATGGGATTAGGCCTGATTCTTGGACTGAGCATTTACAGCGTCCGCAAGGACCCGAAGAAGGGCACGCAGCGGCTTGTCAGCATCGGGCGCAGCGTACTTCTTGGACTGCTGGCCGGTGTTCTTGGCGTTGGCCTTGCAGCGCTGGGAATCGTCAGCGCCGGTACTGCATTTATTATCTCGGCGGCGATCGGCCTTGCGCTGAAATTTTTCGTCGATAGTGTGGACGATTCCAAAGTCAGAAAAGCAACGTCCGGTTTTACCGGTACGCGCGTATCAACAAAGGCACCGGCGCGCAGCCGTCGGGTGGCGGCGCAGAGTTTAGACGGCAATGCGCCTGTGTATAACGAGATCCCAGCGCTTGCGAGCGGTGCGGTCATCCCACCGAACCGAAAGTTTCTTGCCGTGCTGGGCGACCAGAAGAGCGGAACGAACGTCGAAGCGCCGCTTTCGACCATCAAGCAGGCCGTTATGGAGGCGAAGGCACAGGGCAGCCGCGAGCCCATCAATGTGAACCTCGTTGTGGATGGTAAGACGCTTGCCCGCGTGGTCGTCCCCAACATCAACAACATGACGCGCGCAGCCGGTAAGCCCGTGCTGCTGTACTAACGGGAAAGGAGACTGCAAATGTTTATCTTCGGCTATGACAAAGTGCTTGAACGCCTGGAACGAGTGATTCAACAGCTCGTGGAGTTGCAGGCGGCGGAGTAAAGGGCGGCGGGATTGCCTATCCTTTGTTCCCTTGCGAAGCCCTGCCCGAAGTACAGCGGCAGGCAGCGCCCTAAAGTATCTGGGCGCGGGAGTGCGTAAATAGTGCCATAATCTCCATATAAAGGGCGGGGGCAACAGCCCCCGCTTTCGCGTTCTAACGCCGCTCTACGGCGTTTTGCCTTTTGGCAATATAAACCCGCTCAAAATTGAGCGAGTTTAAAATGAGGGCCAGCAAATAGGAAAAGAGGGGGTTATTCCCCCTCTTCCTGCGTTGTTTTCAGTC